CCCGAAGTACGGTATCGCTAACGAGTTGGCCCGCCAGACCCGCAAGATCATGCTGGCTGAGGGTGTCAACATGGAGCAGTCCGCTCTGTACGGTGTCAAGTACCAGTCCGGTGCGACCCGTTCGACTGGTGGCCTCAAGCAGTTCATCACCACGAATGTGTACAACAACGCTGCGTCGGGCGACTGGCTCACCGTTGGTGAAGTTGAGCGTGTCCAGCAGGTTGCGTACGACGCGGGCGGTCAGTTTACCGCCATTGTGTCGAACCCCGCAAACTTTGCTGCGCTGAACAACCTTGCTGGTGCCGAGCGTATCCAGACCGTCACCATTGAGGACGAGCGTCGTGGCCGTCGCCGCGCCACCTCGGTCATCACCGAGTTCGGTGAGGTCCTGCTGGTCCGCAACCGGTACTGCAAGGCTGCTGACGCGTTCGGTATCAACCGTGAGAACGTGATCTACCGTGTGTTCCAGCCGATGATCATGCAGCCCCTCGCCAAGACCGACGACAAAGACAACTACATGTTTGTCGCTGAAGGCGGTTTCGAGGTTAAGGGTGAGCGCCACATGGCGCGTTGGACCGGACTTGATTCGACGGCTTCGCTGCCGACCGATCTCGTCTGATCGCTGCTGACAACATAGTCGTGGGGGGAAGGCCACTTGCCTCCGGTGGTCTTCCCCCCACAACGGAACAGAGGTAACACATGAGTATTTCTAATTACGCTGAGAACGCAATGCTTGATGCTTTGCGAAACACCTCGTTTGCGGTAGCGGCCACGTACCTTCAGCTTCACACGGGCGATCCGGGTGAGGACGGTACTTCCTCTGTTGCGACTGAGAGCACCCGTCAGGCTGTGTCGTTTGATGCGGCTGCAACTGGTTCAATGGTTTCTTCTGGCAACGTGACGTGGACCAACGTTTCTACTACGGAAACGTATACGCATTGGTCGATGTGGGATGCGTCTACTGCCGGTAACTGTTTGTGGACTGGTTCGCTTGCGTCGTCGGCTTCGGTTGATGCGGGTGACACGTTCCAGATTACGAGCTTGACTTTGACGTTGGACTGATATGGCGACAAATTTTCCTGCGTCGCTTGACTCGTTGACGAATCCGACTTCTTCGGATTCGTTGAATTCGCCTTCTCATTCGGCTCAGCACGCAAACTCGAATGATGCAATTGAGGCATTGCAGGCGAAGGTGGGAGCGGATTCGTCGGCTGTCACTAGTTCGTTGGATTATAAGGTTGCCCAGTTGGAGGCGGCGGGTAGTTGGGTGAACTATGCTGGCTCACAGACGTTCGGCGCAGGTCTGACCGTTGGCAACGGGACACTTGCGAGCGCTTATGCTCGGGTCAATGATGTCGTGTTCATGCGCGGCTATTTTGTGCTTGGAAGCACATCGGCTGTCACCGGCAACATTGACATTTCCGTACCGTTCACGCCCGTCGCCGCAATCATCCAAGAGTGGCCCGGTCATGCCCGTTTTTGGGATCAGAGTGCGAATGTGTTTTACGGAGGCACGCCCGTAAGCATTAGTAGCACTTTGTACCGGCTGACATACATGCGGACAGTTACCGTAGGGTCGTTTGAGTTAGTGCGGAACGGTGACTGTTCGGCATCAGCACCGTTCAGTTGGGCAACCGGCGATGGTTTCTTTTGGTCATTCTTCTATCAGGCGGCATGATGACAACTCAACTCACAATCACCCCATACGTCACAGCCGACGACGCACCCGACGAGCATTGGGTCACCGAAATGCGGTTTGAACGCAACCAACTGCTTGCCGCTTCCGATTGGACTCAGACCGCTGACGACCCAACCGGCAAAGCCGCAGAATGGGCCACCTACCGACAGCAGTTGCGGGACTTCCCATCAACGTGGACTCCCGGCCCTACCGCAAATTTCCCTGATCCGCCCTCAGGAGGTAGCTGATGGCTACGAATTTTCCTGCATTGCTCGACACGCTCACTAATCCGTCAGCCACCGACACGTTGGATTCGCCGCCGCATGATGAGCAACATGCTGACGCTAACGACGCTATTGAAGCGTTACAGGCAAAGGTTGGTGTTGATTCGTCTGCGGTGACTTCAAGCTTGGATTATCGGGTTGGTAGTTTGGAGACGTTTCCGATTCAGTTGAATGGTCAAACTGTTTCGGCGGATTATACGATTCCGTCGGGTTATAACGGTGTTTCTGCTGGGCCTGTTACTATTGCGGATGGGGTTACTGTGACGGTTGCTGATGGAAGTGCGTGGGCGGTTGTATGAGTACGTTGAGTGTTGGTGATCTTCAGGGGTTGGCGGTCAACTCTAATGTGGTGACGGTGCCTACCGGTCACACGTTGAACGTGACTGATGCGGCAGGGCTACAGATCGGTGGTTCTGCTGTTGTTAGTGCTGGTTTGGTGCTTATCAGTAGCACGACGATTGGCACGGCGGTGTCGTCGGTGACGGTGACCGATGCGTTTTCATCGACGTTCGACAATTACCGCATTGTGATAGGCAACTGTGATACGTCAATTGGTGCTACTGATATCGAAATGACCTTTGGCAGCACGACCACTAGTTACTACTACGCCAACATCATCGTGACATTGGCGTCAGGCCCGACTCGTGTGGCTGGCAATAACGTCTCTGAGTTTGTTGTTGGTAAAGGCGACTCAGCCAGCCAAACATTTATTTCGTTGGATGTGTTCGGGCCGAATATTGCTCAGCGGACAGGTATCAGCGGCATTGGACACGGTGTCGCCCAAACCTATTTCGTGTCTGGCAACTTGTCAACTGTTACGCAATACACCGCGTTCACTGTCGCGCCCGCATCAGGAACATTGACGGGTGGCACGATCAAGGTTTATGGGTACAACAATGGCTGAGCAATGGACACGCGACGAACTTGTCGTCCTCTACCCTGACGGCACCATTGACGTTTATGGATACGCAAAGGCTTGATGATGACTAGAACAGAGTACGAAACACAACATCCGCTCGGATCAGTCAATGTCCAGCATGACGGCGAAACTCGTCCGATGACTGAAGCCGAGTGGACTGCGTGGATCGACCGGACGATGGAAGCACAGGCCGCTGAGCAGGCCCGTGAAGATGCGGAGGCGGCGAAGGTTGCCGCGAAACAATCCGCCGTGTCGAAACTTGAGGCGCTCGGCTTGTCGGTGGATGAGATTCGGGAAGCGTTCGGGTTGGAGGTGCCGTCGTGAGTACGTTGAGGGTTGGAGCGTCTGCTACTGCTGGCGGTGTTGATTCGTACCGGTATGTTCAGACGGTGTATTTCACTTCGTCGGGGACGTTCGCAAAGGCTTCGTATCCGTGGCTTCGAGCAGTCCGTGTGAAGGTTCAGGGTGGCGGCGGTGGTGGCGGCGGTTCTGATGAGTGTCCGTCGGATGGTGATGCGGCGGCTGCTGGTGGCGGCGCTGGCGGTGTTTATGCCGAGTCGTTCATTGCCGACATTGCCAGTCTTGCTTCGTCGGTGACTGTGACTGTCGGTTCGGGTGGTGCTGGTGGTGCGGCTGGCGCACCAACAGGAGGAACCGGATCGGCTGGCGGTTCGTCGTCATTCGGGTCAGGTGCCGGTTACGAAGTGTCCGCCGGTGGCGGCGGTGGCGGAGGGAATGGTCCTGATGTTGGCGGTGTGTACGGCGGTGCTGGCGCTAGCAGTTCATCAACTGCGACTGGTGACCTTGAGATTGAAGGAAGTAACGGCGTTCACGGTTTGAGCAACGGGGCAGTTACCGGTTCAATCTACATTCAAGCGTTAGGCGGTTACGGTGGTGGCTCTGTGCTGGGCCACGGTGGCAGAGGGGCGATTGTTCGTACCGCTTCCGGAGCGGCGAGCGGTGGAGGTATCGGCGGTGAGGGTTATGGCGGTGGCGGTGGCGGTGCCGGAACCGTCCGCAAAAACACGACGACTGGCACCGGTGCGGCAGGCGGTGACGGCGCTGACGGAATCGTGATTGTGGAGTTGTACGCATGAGATACGCACTAATCAACGCCGAGGGTTTGGTTGTGAACGCAATCGTGTGGGACGGCCAAACCGAATACACGCCCGCCGATGGGCTGACCGTTGTCGCTGTGCCTGATGGTGTTGGTGCCGGTCCCGGCTGGACCTATGACGGCACCAACTGGGTCGCACCGCCTGTCGAGGATGAGGAAGGTGAAGGCTGATGGCTTCCGTGTTGAGGTTTGATGATTGGGAAACGACGTTGGGGACTGGGGTGGTGTCTACTGACGGTTCGGGGAATGTGGCTGTTGGTGGTTCGTCGCCGTCGTACAAGTTGGATGTGACCGGCGACATCAACGCCAGCGGACAGTTCCGGATCGGCGGGACTGCTGTTGGTGAGGCGGTCGCGTTCACGCCCACATGGACGGTAGGTCTGACCGTCGGCAATGCCACCGAAAACTGGTATTACTACGAAATCAACGATCTTGTTGTCATTACCGGCGCAACTGTGTTCGGATCAACAACGGCGCTGTCCGCAAACCCTGCGATGACGTTGCCGGTAACTGCCGCATCAGACGCTCTGAACACTTCGATCGGCAAAGGCTCATCCCATGATGCGGGCACAGCGCAATATCCAAACTTTTGGGTTCTTGGATCGACGACAAGTGTTACTTGTTTTCACATGGGCGCAGCCTCCACGTTCGTAAATACGGGAAGTGCTACTGCCACCGCTCCTTTTACTTGGACAACGAACGACAAAATCGGCGGCAACATCATCTACCGGAGAGCATGATGACATTCGACTATCTGTATCCC